CTCTAAAGCAGCAGCGTTTTTTAGAGACATCGGATGCACCTACCAATTCCTTTCAAGTAACTGGAGGATCAGATGGTGTGCCAAAAATGCATCCGATGAAATCTAGTATGCCTGTTTTTAAAGCCTCTTCAATGCTACATGCATTACATATTAAATCTTTTGGTGGTGGTGGCGTGCGTGGTGTTAAAGGTTTGAAACTACCCAAGTTACATCTCTAATTTATGGCACGTGGTACACAAGATTTTACAGGAACGCACAGGGTTAAGTTAGTTGACGATACACTAGTTGATCTTGGAACTTCCGGTAATCCTATCTATACATCTGTCACAGGTGCTGGTTCTGGTGGAACCTCATCTGTAGATCAAGCTACTTTCACCTCTGCTGTTAGTGCTGGAACCGCAGCAATGGGTGAGTTTAATGGTAAACAGTGGATTCTTAGTTGTGATACAAACCGTAACTTGAATGTTAATATACAATCAGGTACCATAACTTCAAGTCCGGTTGAATCTGGTACTTGTTCAACTAATGCAATTAATACTGTTGGGGCAGGTAATGTTACAGTTCTGGCGTCCAACTCTAATCGTAAGATGCTTATTTTACAGAATATCGGTACTACAGTTATCTATGTTCTCTATGGTGGTGGAGCAGCTAGTGCAACTAACTTTACTTTCATACTTCCTGCGGGTGGCTCTTCTAAAGATGGTTCATCAAATGTGGTTCGTGATATAATGTGGCAAGGTGCAGTTCAGTGTTTCTCATCTGCCGCGGGTGGTCAAGTTAGTGCACAGGAGTTAACATGAGTGTTGAGATTGATATTATCACAGGTTGTATTTTGATTTTGACTGCCCACTTTATTACTAAAGACTATGGGCGTAAAATACTTAATTGGGTAGAACGTCGCCGTATACATAAGCAACACTTGGATTCTCTGTGAGATTAGGTTTTCTAATTCTATTTGGTCTTATGGGATTTGCACAACAGGACACTCCGGCTCCCATCACATCTGACCAAAAGATTGAGGTCCTGGAATTGACTAAAGAGGCTTATATAGCTCTTAATAAATTCCAGGACGCGCGAGCACGTGAGCTACAAGCTCAGCTCGACAAGAAAGATGCACAGAGAGAACTTGATGAAGCAAATAAAAAGATATCAACTAAAATGAAAGAGATTAGAGAATTATGTCGTGCTAATGAAGTCTTTTATGATGTAACAGATAATTTTGAATGGATCAAAAAGAGCACCAAATGAAAAGACTGGCATGTTTCGCTTTTGTAGCTTTTGCCCCTTTCACGTCTTTCGCACAGCAGCCTGTGACGGGTTCTGGGACTGCGGGCACTGCGGCAACTGGAGTTTTAACTGTACAAGGAATTGCAAGTGGTCTTGCTATAGCAGGTAATATCACACAAGTAGCAGGTACAACTTTGGGTGCAATAAGTAATTATGGTACAAGTCCTGGTGCTGTTGCTGTCCCTGCTGTAAATGCCTATGTTACCAATGCACTTAGTGTGAGTCCGCCAACTCCATCAACTTCTAGTACATATGCTTTCACGATGTACCATCACGTTTATGCTGGAACGGGGCTTAACGTAAAAGCGAGTGCTGGAAACCTGTATGGGTTCAGTGTATTTAATGGTGGAACTATCCCCTGTTATTTCCAACTTTATAACACAGCGGGTACTCCCACTATTGGTACAAGTGTGATTGATTCGTATGGTGTCCAAGCTGGAGTAACTTTAAGTATCCCACCAGGACAACTTGCACTAGAGAATTTTTCAACTGGTATTGGTATTGGTGCAGCTACGGCTGATGCCGGCGCGACTACTACTGGGTGCACTACTATTTCTGCTACCGTTTATTATAATTAAGGCTTATTATGAGAAAGTTACTATTACTTGCTGTTCCACTTTTACTTTGTGCCCAGCAACCTACTAATACTATACCTCAAGCATCTAGTACTTATGCACTTTCTGTTGTTGACATAGCAGCTACAGCGGCGACTACTGTTAAAACAACTGCTGGTAATGTATGGGGCTGGTACGGGTTTAACCCCAATACTTCTACATGTTATCTACAATTTTATAATACAACAACTGGTAATACTAGTTTGGGTACTAATGCTTTACATCCTTTTGGTATTCCTGCGGGAGCTGCTTTTAATGTTTCGCCTGGTAGTCTTGCATGGTTTAATTTTAGTACAGCTATTACAACTGGGCAAACTACTACTGCTACAGGTAGTTCACAGTGTACTACTGCTATGACAGTTACGATTATGTATCAATGAGACGTGTGGTGTAATGACTAGGCGATCTGTTTTGAGAAACCTGTACTTTTTCTGGGTGGCTATTATTACCGTCCCTATGGCCAGTGGAGCCGTAGCGTATAGTGGCACCCAAACTAATAGCTACGTATATGGGGTTAGCCCCTTCACAATTCCCATCACCGTATCAGGGTCAAATCCTGTTTTGGTGCTGCACCTAGAACCGAATTATGGGTCTAACAATGCTACCGCAGTTTCATGGAGTTTGGGCAGTGGTACGGCGGTCAATGTGGCGACAGCTAGTTATTACAATTATGCCAATATCAATACATGGTGCATTCCAGCCCCAACTGCGGGATCTGGTACTGTCAGTGTAACGACAGCTACAGGTGTAAGCGCGGTTTGGTATGACCTAGAATTGTGGACTGGGGCGAGCCAAACCGCACCATGTCCTACTGGTGACGCACAAACATGGATTAGTGATGGCAGTTCATCGACTATCACTTTAACTCCGACTCATTTAGCTACTGGAGATGCAACGGTTGGTAATTCAGGCACGTGTGTAGACGATTCAAACGCCATGACACCAAATAGCATTGTGCATTATCGCGGTGGATGTGATTTGGATACCGGCTACAACACTAATACATCCGGAATCACCGCCAGTTTTACGAGTTCCACCGTCAATGCTAACGGTGCGGTGGCTATCCGTATTGTGGCAGCCAGCAGTAGTACTGCCTGCACTAATCTTATCGCTCTGATGGGCGCTGGTTGTCAATAATATAATGGATTTAAAGGTACAATTTCATAATGCAGAGCAAGAACAATTCTACTACTCTACCTCACGCAATCAAGATTTCAGTGGTGGTTTTAATAATGGTAAGACATGGGCAGGATGCTTTAAAGCAATTAGTCTATTAAATACTTTTCCTAATTATCGTATGTTTATAGGTCGTCAAAAATATACCGATCTTAAACGTACAACTATGCAAACCTTTTTTAAAATGATGCCATCCGAACTTATAAGTACACATAATGAGCAGGACGGTTTGACGGTTTTGTCAAATGGGTCAACTATCTATTGGATACATTGTGATAACATTGATGAAAATACAGCTCGTGGTCTGGAAGTCAATAGTGGATTGATAGACCAAGCTGAAGAAACAGAAGAAAAAGTTCATGACGTGCTTGATGCACGTATAGGTCGGTGGGATGGTGTGATCGTACCTCAGCCATTGTTAGAGATGCATGAACAAAAATTCGGCACTCCTTGGCCTACCAACAAATTTGGTAAGTGGATCGTACCATCCTACTTCATGTTACTTAATAATCCTGATACAGAATTTCATTACATATATCGTAAATATCATCCTGATTCTGGTGAGCGTATTCCTAGTTACTTTTATGTGGAAGGTACGTGGCAGCGCGAACTAGGTTCTTCTGAGTCTTACGATGAAGCTCTTAGACACGATCAAGAGTGGATTGATAAATATGTATTAGGTAAATGGGGATCTTCTAATGCAGCGGTTCACTACTTGCGTAAAGAGTCAATTATTGAACCGACAGAAGATCTCTTGGATAAAATTAAAAATAAAGGGAATCTCTTTAGAGTATTGGATCATGGCGATTCTGCCCCTACTTGTTGCTTGTGGGTTGCTGCTCTTGATGGGGTTTATATATTTTATCGTGAGTACTATGTTGCATCTAAAGTAATTTCTTATCACCGGCGGGCAATCTCTGATTTATCAAGCACGGAAGAATACTCAGGCAATTATGCAGACCCACAAATCTTCAAAAAGACTGCACAGAAACAAGGCGGATTCTGGTCAGTGGCAGATGAGTACAGAGATAGCGAAATTGGAGCACCCGAATTACTTTGGACTCCCGCAGATAATAATGAGTTCGCTACCAGAAATAGAATCAATGAATTGCTCATGCCATCCAGCAGATTCAAACACCCAATTACTGATGAAAGGCCCGCTCCGGGGATCTATTTTGTTAAGTCTAGTAACTTTTACCCACAAGGATGCAAAGAAGCAATCCGCCAATTAGGTGCTCAACGTAAGAAACTCTTAGGTACAATTGATGGTAAGAACCTTTATGCAGATGATAGAGATGAGGGTATTGTGGATCATGCTTATGATTGTGTGCGTTATTTTATAGCAATGCATGGTGTGAGTCCGATGAAAGCACAGAAAAAGCCTCCACGTATGTCTTTTGGATATTTTAATAGCATACTTAATAAAGTGACCGGACCACAACCTGCGAGTGTACAATAGTGTCTGACGAATTTACCAAGTCTAAAAGTGGTCTTTTTGTACCCAAGACAGGGGACTACTATGCAGACAATCCTTGGGAGTCTCGCATAGAGTGTGCTAATAAATATCATGGTGAATGGGCTGGTAGATATAAAGTTAAGATGCTGGAGGACTACTTTCGTGGTTTTCAGTGGAAGCAGCGGCGCGATTATCCTACTACCAATTATCTTCCTTATGTTATTAATCTTGTCTATAGTACGATAAAAATCAAACTTTCAAGTCTACTCTTCCAAAAACCGAAGTATATAATAAGTCCACGGCCCGGCAATTCTAACTGGAATCAGGATTTTTCAGTCCAATCAGCTCAGATCAAAGAAGATGTACTTAACACTATAGTTTGTAACCCTAATGTTAATTTCGCCAAACACATAAAAAGAGCTGCACGCGACAGTTTCTTCCGATTTGGACTTATCGAAGTTGGTTATGCTAACGACTGGCGTAACCCACAGAAAGAAGATCCACACCTTAAAAGTTGGGACGATCCAGATACTGCTGTCCAGGATGATAAAGTTATTAGTGAAAATGATGTGCCTGTTAATGAACGATTCTATGTAAAACGTATAAAACCTTCCCGTTTTCGTGTGGCTGTTAGCGAGGCTTGTGATCTTAATGATGTAGATTGGTGTGGTTATTATGATTACTACTATACAAGTACACTTATGCACACGAAAGGTATTAAGTGGCCTGAACAGTATTCTGGTGGTTCTTATGTTAGTGCAGAATACGCGCGTGGTTTTATTGGGGAGGATAAAGAGGATTTATTTAAGCAACTTTATCTTACTGGCGAGGTAAGTCGCGTATGGCACATCTGGGATAATGTATCACATAAAAGACTTTTACTCTTAGATGCCAATGAGATGGCAGAACTCTGGAGTGGTAATTATGAAAATTTACCTTTTATAGATTGTAGATGGGATGAAGAAACTGAGGGTTTCTATCCTATACCACCTGTTTTTCAATGGCTGAGTCCACAAGATGAAATCAATGAGGCACGTGAACAGACACGCTCTTATAGACGTAGGTTTACACGTAAATTTCAAACTCTTAAAGGTTTGGTGGATGAAGAAGAAAAGGAGAAATTTGCGTCGGGTCCGGATGGTATATTAGTAGAAGTTAAACAAGATGGTGCCATTAAACCTATTGAAAATCCTGAACAGGGGCCAACTGCTGAAAATGCACTCGTCATTGCCAAAGACGATTTCAATATTATATCAGGTACAAGTGCGGAAGCCCGTGGCCAAAATGCAGATAGGGAAACGGCGACGCAGGCTAAAATTGTTGATGTACGTACCCAAATACGTGAAAGTTCAGAACAGCTGGATTTCACTTGCTTCCTTTCCGAAGTAGGACGTAAGTTACTCGTCTTGTGTCAGGAAAAGTTAGTAGAAGGTTTGTGGATTAAGTATACTTCTGATCCTGATACACAGGCTGAGCAAACTGGAATGGCTGTTCTTGGACCTGTTTATCAATATATTAGTAGCCAACAAATTGATGATGGTTATGATTTCGAGATCGAGTTTGATGTGCAAAATGCTACTCCTGCGGCTATGCAACAGGCTCAGCAGAGTTTTGTTAATTTCTTAGCTTTGTTGGGTAATCCTATGGTACTTATGAGTCCTAAGATGATTCGTGAGGCAGCTTATCGTGTCGGTTATAGAAATGAAGCTATCATACAAGAAGCCATACAAGCTGCTAAAGTTCATGCACAAATGCAGGCACAGCAAATTGCGAATGCACCTACTGGGCAGCCTGG